ACCTCTGTCGCAACAACATTTGCTTGAGTTGATTTGGTTGCAAGAATATTTGCGGCAGTCGCTGACCTTTCAGCAATTGTACGAGCCACTAATTGGGCTCCCAATTTAACTTCCGCAATACCACGAGCAGACAACGCTAATGTTAATAAGTTTTGAGCCGCAGTTGCTGCTTTTTGTACCTCTTCACTTTCAGTTCCAAATAAAGAAACTGCTGCCGTTGCCGCAGCGAATGATGATGCAATACCTTGACCTAATTTACCAATACCTTCAATTTCTCTTTCTTTTGTAAGACGTTTTGTTGATTGAATCAAACCTAACATTTGAGATTCAGCAAGACCAATTTCTGAAGATAGTTTTGTAAATTGAGCAGTACCGATTTCAATTCCTTTTAGGTCCTCTCTTGCTTTTTTAATTTCGGCTTCAAATGTTTTTACATCTTTAATAACCGTATCAACTCCATTAAGTTGTATTTTTAATCCAATAGTTTTTTCAGCCATGTTTTAACAATTTTGTTGTAGGATTGTTCCCACATTATTTATTACAACATAAGTAGTTGTATCCGCAGTATATCTGACGTATGTTCCTTGATTTACAGGGATATATTCAGTTCCTGTGTTGAAATATACTTGTTGATTTGTGCTCAATCCTGATACACCAAATGTGGTTAAATTCACCGTTGGTGCTGTACCAAGACACACTGGTGAAATTGTTGTTGCTGTATAACAATTCACAGTATATGCACTTGCTAAACCAGGATATGGTTCATTTGGGTCTAACACATAATTAGGTGATGGTGGAATTACTTTATAATAACCACCCAATTCTTTAATTAAAGAACATTCAGTTAATTTATTACTAACCAAATTTGCTTCATTAATTTTTTCAATTCTATAAAAACTATCTTTAATAAAAACCTTATCTGTTAAATTAAGTTGATAAATGTCCAAAGGTCTTAACAAAAATCTTCCTGTTAATCTTCTGGTTTCAGTTGAATAAATGTTTTGAACATAATCTTCCCAAAATACATTATACAAATTATATGGTGTGTATTGAACAGGTAAAGAATTGTAATTTCCAAAGAAATCCCAAGTTGAACCAAAGTTCAAATCTGAAACCAAATCAGGTATTTGAATATCTAATGAACTCAAATGTGATACACAAGGATATGTTGTTTGTGCTACAGATGTTGTACCTGATGACAAATACCAAGTTCCTTGAACTTGTTTAAACTTATCTTTGTAAGCATATCTATTACCTACCCAAAAGAACAAATGGTTTTTACTTGAGTATGGTTGTAATTGTGGTAATAATTCCCTATAAACCGCAGGAATGATAAAATTATCAGCACCATTTACAACAGTGGTTGGTAGTGCCGCAAACGGTATTACATAATCTTGTTCACCTGTAAATAAATTACTTGTTGATGTAAATTTATATCTACCAAATGCGTAGTTATTTGTGTCTTCAAATAATTTATTGAGATATTCTTCAGCACCTCTTTCATATGTAAAATTAACAATTTTTGATAATTCAAATGACAGTGGTTCCAATCTTGATGATGAGTTTAAATCCAATCTTTTTGTCCAATCAATTTCTTGTCTTTCTGACTCATTAAAATACCAGTTAAATGGTGTTATTGTAATTGCTTGAGATGTTTCATTTTGAACTAAAACCAAGTTAAACAAGGTTATTAATCCTTTCAAAAAATCAATGCAATTTGTTGATGGTAATCCCAATCTAATATCTACCAATTGAGTACCAGATAATTGAGGAGAATTATACAAATCCCACATAGGTGCTGGTGATGTTACACCAAACTCATCATAACCTAAAATTCTTAAATCATTTCCTGACTTATTTTCACTCACCAAAATATTAATAAACACAAAATCACCAGCATCTAATGAAACTGTGGGAAACCAATTGACAGATGCTTCAGTACCTGATGTTGGTAATTCATATAAATCAGATGTAGCAATTGTTACTGCGTTAAACAAATCACGTCTTCTTGTTTTTTTCAATAACAATTGAAAACGAATTTGTCCTCCAATCTGATTATTATCATCGTAATTAAATCTTAAGTTGAATGAATATTGACCACCATAAGGGGTTTGAAAATAAGAACGACCTGTTTGTGAACCAGGATTTATTGAGTTATATGGAAGAGCGGGTATAAAGTTATTCAACGGGTCATAACCATCAGGTAACAAATTGTTAAATAATAATTGTTCTTGACCTAATATATTTTCATAAACAACAGCACTATTTGTGTATATCTTGAATATGTTTTGATTTGATACACCTGAAGCAACATCAACTCCCAATTTACCATTAACAAATGTATCCATATAAATTGAACGGAAATAATCTGTTTCAAAAAACTCGGAATCAACTTCATAACCTGTTCTTGCAAATATTCTATCAACAACTTCTTTTACTCTAATTGCTGGTTTCCAAATATTTTCAGGTACTGGTCTTGTTGGTGAATCAAATGAACGAGGTTCATCAAAACTATAAGTCCATGTTGGAGTATTTCCTGTGCTATAGGTCAATCCATAGTTAATCATTGGATATAGAATTTTACCACCAAATAAACCATCAGTATCTGTGGTGTTAGCACTCCAAGATGTTGTGATTGATGAGTAATTTAATTCGTGTTGTAAATCGGTCCAATCTAAATCTTGAAGAGTAATATTTCTAATTTCAGATGCGAAATCTCCAATATCCCCCAAGATATAAACTTCATAATCTACATAAGTTGGATTATTGATAACAGCAGAGAGACGCATATAACCAACAAAAATATCAGTTCCACGATATTGAACCACACAATCTACTTTTTGTAATGGATTGAAATCAATACCATTTACCTCAAAATAATGCTCCAAAATATTTGCGTTATTGTTGGTATTTGGTATAACAAATTGTTTTGAATATGAGGATTTTCTACCATCCAAAATTGTTGTATCAACTTGTTGTATAACAACTGAAATTGGTATATCTTCGTAGATATCCAACCTATTCCAAACATTGTCTAAGTAAACCAGTAGTGTGGTATCCATATTAAAATCCTATTAGTGTAATATTGTTAGAATAAACGTAAGTTAATTGTATGTTTGTGATTTCTCTATTACCTTTGTTTTTAATACTAAATTCTGTATCCAAAACAACGATAGGTCTAACACCACCATCAGGAGTGATTTCATAAACTTGGTTTGATGTGTATAATTCTTGAAGATACATAAAATCAGGTTGATTTAAAAACCCTGAATTAATAATATGAACCTCAGACATATCAACCTCAAAATCACCTAAACCATAGGTCCATTGTTCTTTTGCTGGTGCTTGTGCTCCCCAATCAACATCATAAGATTCATAGGTCTGTCTTGAAATATCCAAACCTTCAATCTTTGATGCTGTAAATGTATAATAATCAAAGTGACCATATCTGTTTTGCCACATCAATTGAAGTTGTGGGTTACCAGAACGATTACAAATGTTTTCAACGTTGAATGTAAAAATTTCAGAAACTGCGGTATAACCTGAACAATTTCCAAGAGTATATGTGGTTGGTACGGGATTAGGTATATTAGCCATATTTTTATTTTTAACAAGGACCCATTAATGTTATAGTTACACCAGCATCAGAACATGAGAATGTTCCTTGAAGACCACAGATGTTGTATATTTGTGGTCGTGTCATAGTAAATGATATTGGTGTTCCATCACAGAATGTGTAGTTTAGAACAGGATTTAATGTTTCAGCATCTTCTGTGCTAATTTCATATTCAACACACTGAAGAGGTGTTGGTGATGGTGTGCGTGTTGGAGTTGGTGAAGGTATATTACAAGGACTATCATAAGTAACAACCAAAGGTCCTTGAACACTCCAAGATGTTGAATTACAAACACAGACAAAGAAAGTTTGACCAGGATTTACGACCAAAACTTGTGATATTCCTGAACAATCTCTATAAGTAAAAATACCTTGAGATTCCAATGATGGATTTGTAACCAAATAAGTTAAACATGGACACACCTGTGGTGTTGATGTTGGTGTCGGAGTTGGTGTTGGAGTTGCTGGAATTGGGACAGTTGTACCAGTAAATTTACCAAACAATTGAACTGTGTATTGAGATGTGTTTGCAGATATTGAATTCCAAAATGGAAAGTTTGCAGGACCTGCTGCAACATAAAGTGTATTATAGTTTGTATTTCCTGATGGAATAACAAATGGAAGTGCTTGATAAACATCATCACAATCCGTTCTTGGACCTCCACCATTGGTTGTGATGTTATCTGCTGTAACTGCTGTAATAATTAAACCAGAGTCGTCAAAAAACGTCCATTGAGCATAATAAGGTTCAGATATTGTTGAACCATCAATATAATAGTTTGTAAATGGTAAGGTATAATATTCTGTTGGTTGAATATTTCTTGTTCTTGGTGAATTGGTTAAAAACAAACCTGATGTTGTAGGATTTGTTCCAACAGGAGTTCCTGATAAAATAAATGGTTCCATGTTGAAATCCTGTTGGGTTGCTCTACCATTAACACCCATTGTTGATTTAAAAACCTTTTTTAATGGACTTGGAACACCAGGATTTCCTTGAGTATCTCCCGAACCTGTAAAACCAGTGACAGCACCCAATGGTGTTGAAGAATATTCATAACCAAAATAAAGTTGATAATTTATTGTTTCATTCAAATAAGGTGCAGCAAATGGAAATGTTTGATGCTGATAAATTTGAGTTGTATTCCATAATCCAATTGGATTATTAAAACAATAAGATTTCAATACTCTTGAAACATCAGCAAGACCAATACCATATGGATTTGGAGTTGCTTTGGCTGAAAATTGTAAAGTTCCATTAATATACACATCATATGTGTATCTAAACTTATAAACATTTGAGGTATCTGCTGATATCGTGTAAAAAATTCCATCAGTCAATACTGGTTGAAACGAAGGTGGTTCGTGTGTTATTATTATGCTCATCCTACTATAATTCTATTTTCATTTATTACGTTTTCTAAAAAACTTGCTGCGGCATCCCCTAATTTAGGTAATATTTTAGGTAATGCATCTGCAATTGCGTCATCTATAAATGGTGTTGCTCCAAAACCATATTTAGCGATTGAACGACCTATTAAATAGGTTCTTTGTTCATTTGAAATAAATCTACCTTTTTTATCTCTAAATCTTGGAACTTCCTTTTTAATTTTAGCCCAAGTTGAAATTAAATTTAATGGTGGAAATCTACCAGGTCTTCTACCTTGTTCCACAAAATAATAATAATCAGGTAATTCAATTATTAATTCTGGTTTTGATTCAAACTCGGAATCAACCCAATAAACATTTAAATTCTTAATCAAATTACCACTGGCTCTTGGTGGAGACATTGGAACAGGTCTACCATTAACGGTCTTCTGTCGTCCATCATAGGTACGAACAGGTCTTTTTGTGTTAAGTTGTAACACCAAAGATTTTTTAACCATTGAGGCAATTTCGGCTAAGAGTTTTTCATCCATTATTCTTCAGGTATTAATTCAAGGTTGAAATATTCCAACGCTGTTTCAAGATTTTCTAATTCAGTCCAACCCACATTTATACCTTCAGGAGTATATGCGATTTCCCCTTCAAGTAAGTTTCTTGGTTCTTTTGTATCTTTGTCCTGATACAACCCTTCTTCTATAAATAATTTGTATACCATAATTTTATCCTACTATAGTCCAACCCTTACCGGTTGCGATTGCTCTTTCTGCGGGGGTCAGTAATGCTGACCCAACATTAGCCGTTATGTCTATTGTCTTTGCTGTTATTGTTGGTAAGTCATTAAATACCTGAACCAACGCAGCCTGACCTAAACTATTGAATTTTATATCAATCTGTGGTGATGTTCCTGCGTATTGTCCCGCACCATTATTTCGTAATCGTAGTGATGATAGTGGAGACCTTGCGTTGGTGTTATATCCTGTGGTAACAAACTTGGAGAACTTTGTGTATAAGTCAAAACTTGCGGTTTGGTTAAACTTGGCGAAATCAGTTCCATTTACATAAATTGTTGATGCTGTTGAGGTATTACCCAACTTATCTGCGTTCGTTATTCCTGTTAAACTAATACAACTATCTACCATACCCTGAATTGTTGTGAGTGAGGTCATCTGTGTATTAGGTAATGTTATACTTTCTAACGAATAACAACTTGTAAATGTTGATGCGAAGGTTGTAATTCCGGCAGTTGCGGTTGCGGGTAAAACACAAGACCTCAAACTAGAGCAGTTTTGGAATGCGTTAGACCAGTTAGGACAACCAGTCATAGATGTTGGTAATGTAATTTGTTGTAGATTACCGCAGTTTTGGAATGCGGCACTCATACTTGTAATTGAGTTAGCAACTGATGGCATTGTTAAACCTGTTAAACTAAAACAATTCCCAAAGGCACCTCCAAAAAGTTGGACTCCAGTCATATTTGTTGGCATCACAACCTCTTCCAAAGAAAAACAACTATTACACATATTTACAAAACTTGTAGGACCAACAGGAGGTAATGAAATCCTTTTAAGACCAACACAACCTTGGAATGTTGAATTAAAAGAAGTCGGGTTCCAACTTGATGGAATTACAATTTCACTCAAACCATAACAATTGTTAAATGCTGATGATACATCAATACTGGCACCTATTGTTGTTGGTAATGTGATTTTCGCTAATTGAGAACACCCATTAAAAGCATTAGACATATTTGTTAAACTTGGTATTGATGTTGGTAATATTACATTACTCAAAGAATAACAAAATTGGAATGTTGATTGTAATGTGGTAGTATTAAAATTGATTGGAAATGATGTAAAACTCTTTAATGAATAACAATTCACAAACATAGAAAATATATTCATAGTTGCTCCTGAAGTAATTGATGGTGGTAATTTAATATCTTCTAATGTATAACAATTTTGGAATGATGATGCGAAATTGATTGTTGTAATTGTTGAAGTCCAACTTTTTATTTCAATATTTAATAACATACGACAACCAAAAAAAGCACCTTGAAAAGTTGTTGCGGAGTTTGATTGGGGTAATTGTATTGAACCTAATGAAACGCAGTTTTGGAAAATAAAACTAAAATCACTACAACTATTCATAGTTGGTGGTAAAACAACATTTACCAACATATAACAAGTACTGGCGAAAGTTGTCATAGTAGTAATATTTATCATATCCTGTGGTAAAATAATTTCTTCCAAAGAATAACAATTTATAATCATTCCGGATATTGATGTAGCATTTGGTGCGGATACTGGCATTACAATCTTCCTCAAAGCACGACAATCATTATAGGTGTTATCAAACATAGTTGTAGCACCCGTCATAATTGATGGTAATTTGGAATATTCCAAGTTTAGAAATCTTGGGGTATTCGCCCCTTCCGTTATATGTAAATTACTAGCAGTTTCTATTGTCCCATCACCATAATACTCTTCCAATAATCCTGCTGAACCTCTTAAGGTTGATAACACATAATAAGTTGGACGAACATATACTGCCTCGGTAATCTGTGCTCCCGCATCTACATAAACCCTTACCTTCCAAGTTTCATATCCTCTACTACAAGGTGTTCCTGTTCCTCCTGTATAGGTGTGATTTGTTGTCGTTGATGTAGATGTTGTGATTGTATCTATAACACCATCACCCCAATCAATATACAGATTTTGAGTTGATGGTTTTACAAATGTGGTTCTTAACGCATAAATTGGAAATACAACACTACTAACTAAAAATTGGACTTCACCAGGTGTATCTGTTATTGAAATCCAATCAGCGGGTCTAACCCAAGTTGAACCTGAATATGTCGGTTTCGCTAAAGCAAATGATGTTTGGTTTGGTAATTGAAATGGCATATCTTATGGTGTTGTTGTGAATATGTATATGTCCCCTGTTATATTAGCGGTTGGGGGATATTGTGAATAAAATGTTGATGTCCCTGAACCTACAGCATTATAGGCTTGAACTCTGGCAACCTGTGCGGTATATGCGGATGTGTTATAAGGGACAAAATCTACCCTTGAAGCAGATGTAATTGCTGAATAAGGATAAATGTAATCATAAAAAGTTGTTCCTGTATTGTAAGTCCAACCTGTAAATGATAAGGTTTGATTTAATACACGGATAGGTGCTGAACCTGATGTTCCTGAACTACCAGAGGTTCCTGAAGTTCCTCCTCCTCCACCTCCACCTGTGATTGTAATGTCTGCTATACCCGTTCCACCACTTGTGATTGTTGCTCCTGAAAAGTTTAATCTGGTTGCTTGTGATACAACCAAAGTTCCCCCGCTATACACATCTACCGCTGAACCTGTTCCGCTCGTTCCTGAACTACCTGAGGTACCGTTTATTCCCGAACTACCACTGGTACCTGAAGAACCTGAGGTGCCATCTTGACCTGAAGAACCTGAGGTTCCGCTACTACCTGAAGTCCCTGATGTTCCTGAACTACCTGACGAACCACTTGAACCCGAAGTCCCTGATGTTCCTGATGGTAGATTTACAAAGATGAATAACACATCATCGTTGTTTCCAAATGTGGTGGTCGCACTAACCAAAGTAATTGGGAAAGTCCAATAAGTAGAATTGTCCGTAGATGTCCCAACAATAAATGTTTGATATAAAGTGTGATTAGATTTACTTTGAATTGTAATTGTTGAACCTGATGGAATATTAGATAAGAACAAATCAATATTATCCCCACCTACTTTTGTATCACTAACACTAACACTTGTTGCTCCCGTTTGTGATGAATTATCCCAAATGATATGTGTTGAACCAGGGTCTCCTGTTGTTATATTTGTTTTTGTTTTGTAATCAAAAAACGAATTGGATTGTCCGTTTATTCCTGATGAACCCGAACTACCTGAGGTTCCGCTACTACCTGAAGTCCCTGATGTTCCTGAAGAACCTGAGGTTCCGCTACTTCCTGAACTACCTGACGTTCCACTACTTCCTGAGGTTCCTGAACTACCAGAGGTTCCTGATATTCCACTACTACCTGACGTTCCTGAGGTCCCGCTTGAACCTGAACTACCACTACTTCCCGAAGTTCCTGAACTACCTGAAGAACCTGAACTACCGCTGGTTCCTGAACTACCTGAGATTCCTGAAGTTCCGCTTGAACCTGAGGTTCCATTTTGTCCTGAGGTTCCTGAACTACCACTAGTTCCCGATGTACCTGAGGTTCCTGAATTACCTTTTAAATCATTAACATTGATTCTATAAGTAATTGTATTTCCTGAGTTGTTGAATATTACCCAACCGTTTGAATAGTCACCCGAAAACACTGGTAACATTCCAATTGTTTCATTTGGACAATCCACACTTGAATAACTTATAACCTCACAATTTTGACCAGTTACAGGATTTCCATTTTGATATAATAATTGTCCTTCAGTATAATAATCACAAGCATCAATGTATTCAAAAATTGTAACATTGATATCCATTGAAACACCTCCAACATAGTCATTAAATCTTTCAAGGAATGGAATTGCTGTGACTGGCATGGTGTTATCCATTATATCAAATAATGGTGGGTCTTGATTCATTCCCCTTTGAATAAAGGATATAAATCTTTTGGCTTGAATTGACATGTCAGATACAACATCAATCTGATTTGACATATCATCATTGATTCTATCAGCAAATAAAATTTGAAGTGTATATGTGGTTGTGTTCATATCATAGGACACATTTTGTGGGGTAACGAACATCAAAGGATACACAGTTGTGCTTCCCGATTCGTTCATTGAGAAATCCACAAGATTTCCATGACCAAATGAATTCAAACCAACACCGACTTGAGATTGTTGATAATATTTTAAATTTTGAATTATCTTATGATATGATACATATTGTTCCATTATTTTTTCATTTGTCTTTCAATTTTTCTTATTTCTTCTTGTTCTTTGTCATGACGTTCTTTCATCATGGCCGCAATGTTCAAACATAAATACATTGGGATATCATCCATTTGTTGTATCTTTGTTATGTCTTCCTTTGCGAGTTGATAGGTGAGAGTAAAATAGAATCTAATGGTGTTTTCTTTTGAAGCCATTTTGGTAGGCTCCTCCAACCTATCATCATCAACTTGTTTACTTTGTTCGTCCAACGCAAAGAATTCTCTATATTGTTGATGTACAGAGTTGACATTAGCAAAAAAAAACCTGACACACCAAACCAATATATGATGGGTAAATCTAAAAACTCCGTTGCTCTTGAATCAATATCATCTGATTTATATTTCTCAATCTTATATTTTCCCTTCTTATCTCTTGAGGTCACTGGTCTATACAAGGTGGACATAATTAAATGAATGTTATCTTGAATATTTTCCGCTGAATAAACTTGCAAATCCACCCATGCTCCCCAAGATAATTTTGACCAATCGTTCTCCAATCCATATTCAACACCATTTAATTCAAAGGTTTCATACATTTCATCCTTATGAAAATCCTTCGCCATCTCATTTGTAATATAACTTTCCACCATTTTAACTGATGATAATGGTAAATCCCTCAATTCATTCATTGGAATATTTAGATATAACGATAATAACTCGGTTGGATTATTTTTATAGATATCTTGTTTTCTAATGAATTGTTGGTATTGACCAATTGTCATGTGTGGTGAAACCTTAATCACCCTATCTTCAATTACTACTTCTATCATACTATTGTAATTTTTCCTGTTCTTTTATTCAATTCTGATTCCAATACATAACGAACCGCATCAATTGCGTGGTTGTTATCGTCCTCAGGTACATCAAGAAGATTTCCATCTTTGTCTTCTCTATAACGATAAGATGAAAATTCATTGATTATATTCTTTGAATCTTTTGTAATATAAACATGATGTCTGCGAATTAAATCCAATCCATGAAGAATTGTTTTCTTGGATACAGGTTTGATGTTGAATCTATTTCGTTTAACCTCCTCAATATTTTGGGGTAATGCTGAATCCGCCCATATATTCTCAACCCTTGAAATCTTCATTTTCTCCATTTCATAGATGATATCAGGAACGGTCATTCCCTTCACATACATTATTTCTTTTAAATATAACTCATCACCATTTTTATAAACGGAGACCAACGCTGTGGGGTCATTATATCCCCAGTCAATTCCCATACCCAATAACTTTGTTCCACGTGGAACCTCATCAATGATATTGAATTTGTTGAATACCAATTGTTGTGGTAAACCCCTCTCACCCATCGCATATATCCTATAAAGGTTTTCATCTTTGTCTTTTAATGATTCCAATTCTTTGATAATATTCTTATCAACAAATGGATTATCCCTCCATGTGGTTTTGAATGAATAACAATCATCCCTTTCTTCCAAATCATAAACCCATGATGTAATCTCTGATGGGTTCAAATCACAAATAACTTTATCTGTGGTTCTGAAAATTAACTGATTCCAATCTTCAATCTGAAGTTCGTTCGCTTCATTACAATACAGATAATTTCTTTTACTACCACGTAGTTTCTGTGGTTCATCAACTGAAAACCAGTTAATCATATTCTTTCCAAGAATATAATATCCATCCATTTTATGAAAGTTGGAAGGGTCATAAACCCCAAACAATTCAAGGACCTCAATTAAATCTTTTAATACGGAATTCTTTAATGCGGGAAGGGTCTTTCTAACAATGGATAATGTCTTTCCCTCCTCTTGAAGTAATCTATAAATCCAATATATCAAAATGTTATATGTTTTCCCTGAACGAGACCCACCAACAGCAACAACAAGTCGTTTGTCCAATTCATCGGACTTTAACAATTCATCAAATACTACGGTTGTTTTTACTGTCGTCATAATTTTTCATTTGAAGGTAATTCGGAATCCTCACCTGGCCATTCCAAGTCAGGATTCCAATTATTCCTCCATTGATTTTCTGATAACCTCAATCTTGATTGGGTCAACAGATGTAAGTTTTTCACCCATTGTGGATACATCCAATGATTTTTCATCCTTCCAATTGCTCTTGAACTTATTTCTCATAATCATTGACCAAAGGTTCTGGTTAAACATCTTGGATTTTCCATGAACAATCGCATCGTGAGCCCTATCATACCACCACTGTTCACAATGTTTGAGATATTCTTCATAGGTTTCTTTATACTCCTTATTTCTATCCATTAACTCATAATGGGTTGAATGGTGAATATTCAATTTAATGAATATCTCAGTTTGGTTTTTTCCCCTCATTCCACAATCAATCATTATCTCCTTCCAATCCTCAGGGAAAGTATCCTCAGCCTTTCTTCCTTGACCTCTATTGTTCTTTCTTTTATCGTCTGTATTTGACATCGTATAATTCAATTCCTTGTTTTATTCCCCCAACCATATCTTCAATACTTGGTTCACCTTTCACATTGGGGTATAAAGATAAATACGCCATGTTTATTTCTATTTTATCGTAATCTGAATACTCTGACATATCTTTACCCAAGATAATCGTTCTAAAGACCTCCCTTGCATTATTGATATGGTCTGGACTATCCAAATTATTCAATACCTGTTTTTTTCCTTTCTTACAATTGCACATCTATTTTCAATTCTTTAACAACGATTTTCATCGCTTCTTTTATATCTGTAAACGCTTGAGATACCTCAAAGTCATCTCTTAAAATTGACATCTCAATAACCTCATCAATCCCTTTAATAATCTCAATTACCGAATAACCATTTAATATGTTCCTACGAAAATAATCTTGTATCAGAACACAACATAATTCTTCCTTATCATCCTCAGACAAAGAGAAATAATTATTTAACAATTCGTCAACATTCATATACATAAATATAATCATGTTGAAAAAATTGGAAATAAAAAAACCCCAACCATAAGGTCAGGGTCTTTCCTATAATAAATCACGCATCACCGTCATCAGTTAGTTATCCACAATTTTAATTTCACTAATCCTATACCATGTACCACGATTGATGTGACTACCACCACACAAAGATACTCTAATGGTATTTTCTTTTGTTTCATAACAGAACCAAAAAACATCATTATCAGTTCTATCAATATATGACTTTTTAATCCTACCCAAATCAGTTCCCTCTTTCAAGGTTGATTTTAATGTGTTTAAGATTTTAGTCATAAGTTTTTCTAAACCACCCTCGTTCCATGTTGAGACAAATCCCCAAGTATTGTGGACCTTAAAACTCGTATCTTGTTTTGTTAATATATTTTCCATATTTCAAAGTTCGTTAATTA